ACAGGCTCATTGGAAGCTTCATCAACAACAAGAACGTCAACAACATTGGTGGCGAGATGGTCGAGGAGCGAGTGGCGCTCAGCAAGGCCATCCTGCCCCGAGCGGATTTCTGAGGAGAATCTATGACGATGAAGATCGGAGAAAAGGGACTCAAGCTGATCAAGAGCTACGAGGGCTACCGAGCCCACGCCTACCTGGACACGGGAAAGGTCCCCACCATTGGCTATGGAACCACCCGCGGTGTCAAGATGGGTCAGGTAACCAACGAGGTCGAAGCAACGGCCTTTCTGGTGCGTGACGTCCAGGAGGCCGAGAGAACCGTCAACAGAAAGGTAACCGTCAAGCTCACCCAGGATCAGTTCGACGCTCTGGTGTGCTTTGTCTACAACATTGGTGCCAAGCAGTTCAACAGCAGCACCTTGCTCAAGCTTCTAAACCAGGGGCACTATGACCAGGTGGATGACCAGCTGGTCAGGTGGAACAAGGACAACGGAAGGGTGGTGGATGGACTGACTCGCCGCCGCGTCGCGGAGGGTGTTCTGTTCACCTCCGGTAGAGTTCAGCTGTAAGGGAGAGTTCATGGACTACTGGTATGACGGGCAGCTTCGCCGCTATTGGATGCAGTTCTGCAGGATCTTCCAGGGATTCAGCTATGAGAGCGGCGTGGGCGCCAATGGAAGCAAGACCCTGCGCTCCGTTCCCGTCAAACTGTCCAGCAAGAACCGGCAGATCCACCACATTCTCCGAAACGGAAGCGAGAACACCGCGCTGAGCACGCCGCAGATAACCTGTGAGCAGATTGGAATGACCATCAGCGCCGAGCGGCGTCAGAACCCCAGCCATGTCAGCAGCGTTCCCGTCTGGGAGCGGGAGATCGTGGATGGAAAGTACACCTCAGATCCGGGCCGGACCTACACGGTTGAGCGGTACATGGCGGTACCCTATGACATCGTGATGCGAATGGACCTCTGGACCTCCAACGAGCTCCAGAAGCATCAGCTCATGGAGCAGATCCTGGTTCTCTTCAATCCCTCGATCGACCTCCAGACGGGAAACAATCCCGTGGACTGGACCAGCCTCACCAGCGTGGAGATCCAGGACATCACGTGGACCAACCGCGAGATGCCCGTGGGAACCGATGATGACATCGAGGTCAGCAGCATCACCTTTAAGATGCCCATCTGGCTCAGCCCTCCCGCCAAGATCAAGCGTCAGAACATCATCCACCAGATCATCACCAACATTGGCAAGATGAGTGACGATCCGGAGTACAAGGATGGGCAGGCCAATGGCTACGCCTTCAGTGGAACGGACATGTACAGCCGCCAGATCATCACGCCGGGAGATCACCAGGTCAGGGTCGAGGTCATTGACACGCCGAATGGAAAACAGTTCCAGGTCACCCTGCTGGGAGCCAAGGGCTCGGAGACCGACGCCAGTGGAAAGCCCTGGAGCTGGGCGACCCTGCTGGGTCAGTATGAGCAGTTTCGTCCCGGCATCAGCCAGTTCAGGCTCAAGACCAACGACGATATGGATGATCACAGCCGTGACATCGTGGGCGTGTTTGGGCTGGACCCACAGAGCACCAACAAGCTGTGGTGGCAACCCGACCCCATGACCCTCCCAGCCAACGACCTCGCGGACATCAACGGTCTCGTGGACGTCATGGACGCCAAGGGCGAGGAGCTGGCCCGCTGGCCCGGAGACGGCGTGATGCCCGTGGCGCAGCAGGGACAGAGGTATCTGCTGGCCAGCGACCTGCCGGCCTCCCCCTACTGGACCAACGTGGTCGCCAAGACCAACGACATCATCCAGTTTGACGGTCAGCAGTGGGGTGTGGTCTTCCACTCCGGCGGAACCACGGAGACCAAGGTTCTCCTCAACCGCAGGTCGGGAAAACAGCTTCGCTGGACTGGCGAGCTGTGGATGGACGCCGTCTCAGGTGACTACCACGCCGGCTTCTGGCGGGTGTTTATCTGAGGCAGCCACGTACCACTCATGATAGTGGAGGACACCGCAGAAGTCCAGCCTGACGTCTGTGAGTGGGTTGATCTTGGGATCAGCCCAGTAGAGACCCTCGTCATTCTCATCCCTGCGGTAGTGGGGGTTCTCCAGAGCCATCCCACATCCGTGGCATCTCACTCCACTTAGACTGAACATCAGAGCTGTTGACCTTTCATCCTCCATTTACTAGGCTGGAATGGAGGGAAAGGTCAACATATGACACCAGAAGTCGATGAGCGGGTTGAGACGGTCATCACCATCATGACCACGGATACGAGGGACGGAGACATTGAGTACCTCAGTTCAGCCTATCAGCGGGCTGATCGATATGGTCTCTACGACAAGAGCAACGGTTGGGGCGTCCACACATCGCAGGATGTCGAGGACATTCATGACCTGACCGATGTCTCCAGGGAGGATCGATTCGCGATTCTTCAGACCCTGCAGGAACAGCTGGGTGACGACTATGAGCTCAAGTTCATCTCCTTGGAGAAGATCATCAGGATCACGGATCTGGAGGTGGATGATGACGATCTCAAGGAGTTCAGGCAGATGAAGGCCCTCGAGAAGCTCACCAACCAGGAGATCCAGGTCCTGGGTCTTCTGCCTATTCAGATCTACATCAAGACCAAGTACCACAACGCATGAGCGTGATCATCGAGAATCGCAGGGTCATCACCATCACGGCCAAGTTCACCTATGAGAAGGTCGTGACGTCAAAGTACCTCCGCATCAAGGATGGTGAGCACGACCTCAAGGGTGCCACCTTACCCTTGCAAGGCTGGGATCACTACCGCGGAGCCGATGACGCCAGAGACGCGACGGACCTATCCAGCAGGACCGAGAGTGAGATCATGCATCTGTTTCACGCGATCAAGTCAAAGGTGGAGAGCAATAAGATTGGGTCCGTTGACATCGTGGATCTGGAGATCAGAATCACCTCGATCAAGGTGGGCTTTGATCCCGACGAGGAGCGAGAGTACCTTCAGAGAACCGCGCTGGAGAAGCTCACCAAGGACGAGATACTGGCCCTGGGTGTGATGAACCTGGCCATCTATGACAAGGTCAAGAACCACGGCGTTTGACATCCAGGACCATCCAGCTATCTGGGTCCTGGAGGATCACAAATGGCGACCAAGGTCTACAAGGTACTCAACACGGAGACGGGTCTGTACAGAACCGCCGGAGGTGGCTTCAACAAGCGGGGCAAGACCTGGGAGAGCCTGGGCTTGCTGAGGAACAGCCTCAACAGCCAGGGATACACCCGGGAGTATGGCGAGGAGTGGATTGCCCCGCTTCCCGACGACAATGTCCAGATCGTCGAGATCATCGTGGAGGAGACTCCCGGGAACACCAGAAGTCTGCGAGAGTTCATTGAGCAGGAGAGACGCTTCAAGCTCCTGGCTCAGAAGTACGGGGACGGCTTCCGCGGGTTGGTGGAGAAGATCGAGAAGGACGGTCAGCAGGATGACTGGCAGTGGGTTCTCCTGATTCCATATACGCGCGTGTTTGGAGAGTTTGCCGGGATGCTCCAGGAGGTGGACCAGGTCCTGGAGATCATCAAGGATCTCAAGCTCAAGCTGAACAAGGACTACCGGAAGAGCGGCAGGAGTGGTGGAATGGCGGTAGCCTTCCGCGACAAGCGGCTGGCCATGCAGGTGCGCCTCCGTGCCTCCTGTCCCAGTATGATCAGCATGGACATCAAGAACTTCGTCGAGGCCAATCTTGACACGGAGGAACCGGTCAGCTAAGTATGGATGGTGTTGATGGATCCTCGGGTCGCATCAGCACACCAACATAGTGACCTATCGGAAGGTAAGGTATCATGAGCAAGAATCTACGCGACGACATCCTCGACCTCAGCCGCCAGAACAACATCGGCGAGCTTACCCCATGGTTCAGCGAGCAGCTGGATCGTCAGATCCGCTGGCCCCTGGAGGCCACGGGCAACACCCCACACTTTCCCACCACGGACAAGCTGGACCATCTGGGCGAGGACCTCGTGGCCCGCCTGGTCAAGTACCGCGAGGAGGGCGGCGTCAGCACGGTCGTGCTGGGCATGAGCGGCGGCGTCGACAGCGCGCTCACGGCGGCGCTGTTCAAGCGCGCTGGCTGGCGCGTCATCGGCGTCACGATGCCCATTCATCAGAACCCCGAGGAGACCCAGCGGGGCGTGGAAGCCTGCGAGGCCCTGGGCCTGGAGCATCGGCACATCGACCTGTCGGCTCTCTATGACGCCACGCTGGACGCCCAGGGTGACTTGGATCTCAATCTGATCCTAGCCGAGACGGCCGAGGACACCCGGGTGAAGATCCGCCGGGGCAACGTCCGCGCCCGGCTCCGCATGATCACGCTCTACAACCTCGCCTCCATGGAGGGCGGGCTGGTGGCCTCGACGGACAACTTCAGCGAGCTCGCGGCGGGCTTCTGGACCCTCCACGGTGACGTGGGCGATCTCTCGCCCATCCAGAGCCTGCTGAAGAGCTGGGAGGTGCCCTACATGAGCAAGATCATGGGCGTCCCGGAGAGCACCTGGCGCGCCACTCCCACGGACGGCCTGGGCATCAGTGCCGGTGACGAGGCCCAGCTGGGCGGTAGCTACCTGGAGTGGGACCTGATGGTCAACGCCATCAGCGACGTCCTGGACAGCCCCGAGGTCCGGCGCCGGGATCTGGACGTCAACCACGTCCGTGACGCCCTGAACCTGCTGGAGGATGAGCGGGCGCTCCAGGTCTTCAACAGCGTGGTCACCCGCATGGGCGGAACGTGGTTCAAGCGCATGAACCCCGTGAACATCACCAACTACCAGCATGACCGCTATGGTGCGCTGGCGGCGATTGACCAGCGACTGTTCATGCCGGCCAGCCTCCTGGGAAGCCCCGAGCCCATCACGTCGGCCCAGGCTTAACTTCTGGTTGCGATAGTAGGGAAGCCTGCTATCGCGACACCAGAAACCAGATAGGAGGATCAAATGGCTGATCTCGCGACTCGCGCCCACAATCACAACTGGCGCATGGATCCCATCGTTCGGTCCCTTCTGGACACGGACTTCTACAAGCTGATGATGGGTCAGTACATCTTCAATCGTCATCCCATCCACGAGGTGGTGTTTGGTCTGAAGAACCGCACCAAGGGAATCAACCTCGGCAAGATTATCGACGAGGCGGAGCTCCGCGCTCAGCTGGACCATGTTCGCACGCTGAAGTTCACCCCGCAGGAGCTGATCTGGCTTCAGGGCGCCACCTTCTACGGGCAGGAGCAGATCTTCAAGCCCGCGTACATCGACTTCCTGCGGCGGCTACACCTGCCCGACTACGACCTCAGCCGAAACGATGATGGTGACTTCGTACTCAGCTTCCGAGGTGCGTGGCAGCATGTTACCTACTGGGAGATCTACGCTCTCTCGATCGTCTCGGAACTGAAGACCCGCGCGGCACTCCGCGGACTCAGCAAGTTTGAGCTGGACGTCATGTACGCCTGCGCCAAGACCAAGCTGTGGGGCAAGCTTCAGAAGCTCAAGGAGGCCGGCGTCCGTGGACTGTCGGACATGGGCACCCGTCGGCGTCACAGCTTTCTCTGGCAGGAGTGGGCCGTGCTGGCGGCGGCCGAGGTCCTGGGCGAGGGTTTCGCCGGAACCAGCAACGCCTACCTGGCCATGAAGCACGGCCTGCCGGCCATTGGAACCAACGCCCACGAGCTGCCCATGGCCCTGACGGCCATTGCGGCGGGTCGGGGAGCCAAGGACGAGGATCTCCGCCAGGTCCAATACGACGTCCTCAAGGGCTGGAAGAGCGAGTACTCGGGCAACGTGCTCGTGGCCCTGCCGGACACCTACGGAACCACCCAGTTTCTAAAGGACGCGCCCAACTGGCTCAGCTACTGGCGGGGCTTCCGTCCGGACAGCAAGGAGCCCAACGCGGCCGCCCAGGAGCTCGTGGACTGGTGGACCCGGATGGGCGTGGATCCCAAGAAGAAGCTGGTTCTGTTCTCGGACGGCCTGGACGTCCAGGATATCCTAGACCTCTGGGAGAACTGGAAGGACAAGGTAACCGTGGGCTTTGGCTGGGGGACCATGTTGACCAACGACTTCAAGGGCTGTCACCCACGTGGCGAGCATGGTCTGGATCCCCTGAGCCTGGTCTGCAAGGTCATCGAGGCCGACGGTCACCCGGCGGTCAAGCTCAGCGACAATGTCACCAAGGCCACCGGCCCTCAGGACGAGGTGGAGCGGTACAAGCGGGCCTTTGGTGTCCAGGGCGCCGACCAGCGGGAGGTGTTCGTATGAGAGCCTACCTCATCAAGAACGTCGAGGGCGACGGCGACACGAGGGTCAAGATCGTGGACGAGGCCACCTTCAACTACGTTCTCAGCGGTGGCACCATGCCAGCCAGTCAGCGAGCTGCCCAGATGGCAAAGATCGCAGAGTGGCAGAAGAGGGGGATATGTAAGGCCTCTGATGTCCAGGCGGAGATCGACGACCTGGATGATGATCTGAGTTCCAGATCCTACGCGGATCAGGAGCGCGCCATGCAGGTCGTCTCAACTGACTTCAATGGGGCGGTGTTCAATAAGTCCTACGCCTCCACCAAGGAGATCATGGACTTCCTCAACGCCAACGGCCTGACGCTGGTGGATGAGTTCCAGGGACTTTCCTGGTGAAGGGAAAGCATCCCACCAACGCAGAACCCTCGTTTACGATGGTCTACTAGTCAGTATGGCGCGCTCCGCCAACCCCCAGTACAAGTGCCCCTCATGCGCCCACAGGTGCTCACGCAGGCAGCTTCAGGGAAGTCAGGGTGTCTGCATTCACTGTAAGAGCACCTACCCTCACAGACACTGGTTGGGACAGGTTGGCGTGGAGAAGACCGCTTTGCTGGTAGGGCTGAGTCGTGACGAGGACCAGGTGCTCCGGGAGATCTGCAGGGATCTAGACATGACGGTCTCGGACCTCCTGGCCCTGGCCGTCAGGAGCAGGATGAGGCTCTGGGAGAGTGATCCCAGTCAGGTCAAGCGGGACCTCATGCTGGTCAAGCTGAGTACCCCGTAGATGTTGACGACCCGTCCGCGACTCTGCCATTGGTTGATCAAACCAAGGAGAACATCATGAAGTACAAGGTCGAGGGCGGAGTCTACACGGACACCAGGTTTCAGGATATCGTACCAGGAACCCAGGAGGTCTACGGACCATTTGACAACTGGCAGGAAGCCTATACTACCTGGAGTGGCAAGGCGCGTGCGAACATCGACGTATGCTGCCACAGGTTGACCATCAAGGAGGCATGATGTCCTACGTCTATCCGTTCCGCATGACCAGCACCACGGGAACAGTGGTGTTCATCGATCCCCAGCGGGAGGAGGTGGTGATCGCCGTTCGGGGAGACGATGTGTGGGTCCATCCGGGCGCCAACAGCCTCAACGGCGGCTTCATGGAGGCCCGCTACACCGCGGAGAACGAGAAGCCCGAGATG